CAACGACATATGCGATGGCTCCATGACCATGAGCTTCGGCTACAGCGCACTTATAGTAAGATCCTTGGGTAGATCCGCGACTTGGGGGGCTATGACAAGAGGTAATCTTGTTAAAGTCGCTCATTCTCATCACATCAACCGGAGATCGAGTCAAAATGATGGAATATTTGTCATTTGTGAGTTCTCCGATGTTCTTTTTGATATATCCGGCGTTTTCTTGCCAATATTTGGCTAATTGGGGCATTTTGGTGTGATTTCCCTTCTGAGCTTCCTCATAACCATTATAAAACTTGTTTAAACCGCCCATAGAGTCGAACCCGACGTATAATTCGAGTCCATTTTGGATTTGATAGTACCTTTTGAGCTGTTCGGTGGTAAAAGCTTCCTTTATTTGCCCCACAGAGAAAGCAGCACCCCAATCCGCGGACCGGGCGCCTTCGCCATAGACCTTTTCGGCGATTATTTGCCTCATTTCCTTGTAATCTCTCAATAATTTGTCTACTTTCATGAAATATTTGCCGATTTTCATCTGAAACTTGCGATTTACCTTCTTAGGACCTTCGCCACCCATTATTCCGCTTACAAACTTTTCATCATTCTCAATTGAGTTCTCTGTCCACTCTCTTTGAGCCGAAACCATCCCCTTTTCCCAATCAACATTCAATTTAAGCACTTGATCAAGCTCTTCAGCGAACTGGCCAAGCTCAGATTGGTTATCCATCGTCGGAAAGTTGATAATAAGGCGCATTTTGCCGGCAAATAGCTTATTAAACGCCAATTCGTCGGGTCCTAGGTCATCTAAGACGTCTTTTACTATCTCATACTCGCTTTCATCGAGTTCCCGAAGCAATTTTTCGGGTTTTTTGGCGGAAATATCGAAATTTTCCAGTAATTGTGCTGTTTTTAGGAGAATTTGTTCATCATTTAGCATTTTTGACCATCTCTAAAGCCTTCTCCAGTAAATAGATCGGAATTTCGGTATCATCTATGTCTTTTATCTCATTTATAGTGGCCCATTTGTAGTCATCATGCTCGATTTCGTCTGTTTTCGGGTTTGGGTGGTCAACATTTACGCTTCCCTCCCATTTTTGAGTCAAAAAATAGTATTTTTGAGGCTTCGGAGTACCCAGATACACCAAATCAGAGGGTGTGCATGTTAAATTGGCCTCTTCTTGAAGCTCTCGCACCGCGCCTACCTCAATAGATCCGTCTTGGTCGTCAATATGACCCCCGGGCATCGTCCATTGCCCCCCTCTTCGGTCTATGTCAGAGCGCCTAATAATCAAAAATTGTTGCTTATCGTTAAGACAAACAACAACACCTACCGTTTTTAACTCACCTTCGGTGAGGAATTCATTCCATGTCTGTTTCATTTACAAGCTTTTGGGGTTTTACCTTGATATCCTCGACAAAATGACTTTAAAGCCTCATCGATTTTAAGATTATTAATCGGAACTACCCAAATCATATTTTCCTGAACCTGTATATCGGGATAATATTCAACATCGACACCATATAATACTCCCACTTGCTGTCCTTTTGAGTTATATATGACCGATCCCGAGCACCCAAACCATCCATATGTTTGCAAAATGATATGTTTTCCGGGTATAGGCGTCCCGTTAGGCTCGTGGCCCGCAACCCTACCTGTAAATGACATTAATTTATGATGAGAGGGGTAACCAGAATAGTATATCTCCGTTCCAACGTGTGCAGTTTCTTGGAGTGGATCAAATTTCATGGGCTCGATACGACGGAAAGGATTGCCAACATATAAAACCCCTATATCATTTTGGGGATCCGAATAGATTAACGTACCTATATGAGATTCTTCCTTGTAGGATACAAGATAGGCAGTTCCCAAGCGCCCATCGACAACATGCTGAGCTGTTATAACTAAGTGTACATCCTTATATTTAATATAAGAGCCGGTGCCGTGTCCGCCACTAAGTGGAACTGTAACCCGTACGGCGGCCTGGCGCACCCTTTTTTCAATTGAGGAGGCGTTAGCTTCAACGTGATCAACAGGCACTTTGGGTTGATAGCGATCGGCATGTGCTGGCGCGCCAACAAATAATAATAATGTAGCCAGTATCCTAAGCACCAGAATCTGCCCCCCCTGTGTCTGTATCGGTCATATATAAATAGCCCACCTCTACTAATGTGCCCGGGCCAGGAATAACGCTAAAATAAATAGTATTGTCTGTTATTGAATACGTCCAGTCGTAGTTAAGAATGCCATCAATAAACACCCTAATGGAATCCACGGTGGGTTCATGTGTGAGTGCAATAGACTCATGTGGAGCAACCGAAACAGCGGCATCTGTTACCCCCGCTGACCAATCTTCTTCACAAATATCTACGATGACACCGCCAAAATAATTAGTTGCCTCCATGTAGCGGAGACCCACATCACGGGCCAAAACGGACCATACACAAACAGATTCGTCTGGATAAGTGTGGTTGACGATGCTGGAGAGGAATACCGATCCACCACGCAAACTGCCATACCAAGTTGTGAAGCTAGCCACTGTTGTGTGGTGGGTTCTACTTTGTTCTTCTTCATCCGAGACATATACTACAAGCAGGGCTGCATCCGATCGCATCCACGTGGATGCATAGGGATTTAAAGTAATATATTCGTATACTGCGTCAAAGCCCTCTTCCATGCCGCCGCGGTTCATCAATGAGTACATCGTCATCGCATCACCGATATCATCTCCCGGCACAAGTGGAAACTGAGCCTCCGCGCGTGCATGATCTGGATCAGCTGGTATCATTACCAATCTCCAATTGGTTACAGGTAACGCCGCCAGCATGGCTTCGATTCCTGCCATCAGTTGGGGGTCATAGCGATACATCGAACCTGAAGTGTCAATAACCCAAATGATGTCGACTCCATCGAACGTGTTGGGCTGTAAAAAAGAGTCGACCCAGATTTCGCCAGGATCACCCTCTATTTCGATTTCAGTTTCAATATAGACGGGTACCTCTACGATCACCTCTACTTCAACTTCGACAGGAACTTCAACCTCGACCTCCACCTCAACTTCTTCAACAACGGTTTCGGTTTCAGTGACGTATACGTATTCTTTTTCGCCAGGCTTCATTATGCCATAATCGGTGTAACACGCGATAGGGACAAGCACAATTAAAAAATGGCATATTTTTTTAAACATCCTATAATAACTATTCCGATTTTGGCTTTGTATCCCTTAATAAGGCAAAACTTAACAAAATCATATTAATAAAGGACAATACTTGCAAGTCGAATGCATCACCAGAGGGCGGTAGACAATTGGCGAACACCAAAAGTCCCACGTTTATAAAAAATGCCGTCACACAAAGGAGAAAGAAGACATTACTTAAAGTATAAAATAGCTTCCTCACATAGTAACTATGCAGAGGCTGATACAATCTCTAAATTATATGGAAAACACTCAATCTCTTGACAGTTGGAAAATGAATACACCAAAACAACCGGAAACAAAGACAGTTGATCGGCATAGGGCCCGGGCGAAGTAACAATTCCATATGAGCACGTGCAGGCAAGACGAGATGAAAAGATTTTGACCAAGTCCCCTCTTTTTATGCACCACATTATTTCCGCTCCGCTAAACCGCAAATTTTCCTAAATTTTTTTCTATTTTAATCACCCACCATCACGTGATTTAGAGCGAATAAAACTACTATAACACACAAACACGTTTAAATCAACTAAATTTTGCAAGCCAAATTCACTATAATGTGATTCACCAGCACGAGTCCACCAAGTCCTCCATACCGCCACATCAGAAGGGGGTTGGTCGGGATACTCGCGATGGCTATCATAGCGTTCAAGCAAAATACCTACATCTTGCAAATTCTTATCATACAAGATGTCCCCAACATAAAAGTATATGTCTTTAGCGCCCACATATTATATAGACAGAATCAGACCTTGATGCGATCAATGATATAAGGATGATGATAAGAAAGGTCTTTATAGAGCTTCTTGAGTACCTTTTTAGTTATATCTCCAATCTCATCCTTAGTAGCCTTGGAGCGCAGAGCGCTCTCTAGTTCATCTTGCAAAACCTTCTTTAGCTCAGCCTTAAGAGTTTTATCCAATTCCTTGGATATCATCCGTTTGATGTCGTCCTTGTCCGTTTTGGTTAGCGCCTCGGCCAACACACTATCAGGCATATAGCCGGCCGGATATGTCAATAACATGCTCATACATATAAATAGCGCGCAAATTGCAAAGCGGCCCGCTGAATAAATGTTATTTTCGCTGATAAGCCAATCTTATGTGGCCGCCAACCACTTCGGTAATGCGGTGTTCCCTAAGCCAATGCACGCGATATAATATATTTTCATAATACCCTCGTACCCTTCCCACCACAATGCCCAAATTTGGGTGCTTATAATCGTACTGGTCTGCATAAACGTAATCTGGTGTATATAAATACCCTGTAAATATTACCAGATCTCCCACCATATAGTCCTCAACATCAACTATGGGGCGTCGACGCTTTTCGCTCTCGTCCATACACTAATTATTTCATCGTTTTGATTAATCTCTCTCGGCCTTCATCGCTTAACTGATTTAAATATTCTATTATGCTGCTCTCGGCTGCCTCAATCAGCTGCAGCCCGTCGGGATCGCAGTACGGGCAGCTCTTCCACTTATATGGGAACATGGGACTGTGATGGCCACTGTTTTTAAATAGTTTTGTGCCCTCACATATTGTACACTTAATCTTAACATATAATTTGTCGAATGGCATAACTGTTGTAACTATTCTGCCCAATGTTCTCCGTACTTGTTTAATCTTCCAATGGTGTGCATCCACTGACGCACTTGGGTCTTGTGTGCCGGTCTAATCCACCATATTTTGGCCATGTTCATCTTGGGGTACTCGACCTTTCTTGGATCGTCGTATAGTTCGATTACGATCGCCACGCCGCCATGGCACGTGCAAGTCACCAAGTCGCCAACCTTGAGGTTGTGCTTCGGTGGTATCTCGAAAAATGCCTTCACTCGCTCCATGAACCCCACATTAATAACTATGTGGGGTTCAGAATGTGATGGCCTTTAAATCTCAGATTTTTGGGGCGGGATCGAAAAGGGGCTTAGGGCTACAACTGTCCACGTAAACAGTTACCGAGACATAGTCTCCGGGTAGGGGGGTGGGGGAGTACCCCTACTAACTGTTCATGTCAAAAGATTGTCAACAGCGTGTCAAGTCTCTGTCAATAACAGCGCGCGTGAGCACATGTAAATATATTGTTAAGATAACAGGCGCATATGCTGACACAATCATAACAGTCTTGCTTACTCTACTACCTATACACTTAACTGTATGTATTTTATTTAGTAGTCTCGCACACATTCTGTTCAGGCTGTCGCAGTCTCATCCAACGTAAACAGATCGCAATCGTT